CGGCCGCTGCCTGCTCGCGCTTGAGGGCAAGTTCGGCCTGCATCTGCTCACGCTTCAGGGCGAACTCCATTTCCATCCTCTCGCGGGCGAGCTGATACTCCTGCTCCATCTTCTGCTGCTCCATCGCCATCTCGGCCTCGAGTTTCATCTGCTCGAGGGTGATCTCGCTTTGACCGGTGTCCTGACCGATCAACGCCAGCTCCTTCTGAGACTTGGCTTGCTTGAGCTGGGCATCGGACTGCTTCTGTAGTGCCTCGGCCTCGAGCTTGATGACCTCGGCCTCGCTGGCACGCTGCTTGAGCCGGGCGGCCGCCTGCGCTTCGGGGCTGTTCCGGTCGCCCTCCAGCTCCTTGATGATCTCGGCCTTATCCTTGAGACGGCTCGACTGGATGATGTACTTGTCCGGGATCTGCACACCGGCCTCGATACGCAGGCGCACAGCCTGATCGAACTGGGTCTCCTCGAACGTGTCGCGCTCAGGCTGGTTGGTGACGACCACGGCGTATTCGCCCAGCGTCAGGTCGTTGAGGATGGTGCCCTCAGGGGTCGGCTGGTTGACCGTCAGCTGCTCGGTGGTGTTGGTCAGCCGGTCTGTCGTGATGTGGATCAGCCGCGGCTCGGTGTAGTACTCCTGCACGATGTCGAGGACGTTCCGGGCGAGGATGAAATCCGTCCGGTTCATGTTGTCCATGACCTTGGCGAGGTTGGCCTGACCCGACTGTTTGTTCGTCAGCACGCTCTTGGCGGCCACGTCTTCACGAGCGAAGCCCTGCATGTAGTCGGACACGCCCGAGATGGTCTTGATGTGCTCCTCGGCCTTGTAGCTGATGCGATCCAGCCCAGTGGGGGTCTGGTTCGGCTGGATTTTCTCGGCGTTGGCCAGATCGTCGAGTTCGAGCACCAGACCGGTCTGCGCGCCGCGCTGCTCGAGCTCGGCGATCGACATGTTCTGGAGCGCGTTGCGCTTGACCTTCCAGCCGGAGTTTGCCGTGGTGTTGACCACGTGCAGCTCCTGCGAGCTGACCTTGTTCAGCAGCTCCTGCGGACCGATCAGGTTCTCGACCAGCCCCACGGTGCGGCCGCGACGGAAGTACGGGAAGTAGGGCACGACCGTGAAGTGCTTGTACGGCGACCAGTCGTCGTGCAGCACCACGTTGTCGGCAACCACGGTCCACCGGATCCGCTGAATCAGCTTCTTGGTCAGGGCCAGATGGGGGTTCTGGGCCAGGTGCTGCTGGATGCGCTCCTGATCCCAGTCCGGCGGGACCATGCGCATGTCGCCAGTGCTGATGTCGACGAAGTGCAGTACGCGGTCGAGCTTGCGCCACTGCCGCTCGATCACGCGGATGTTCCGGGTGTTGTTCCCGGAGTCCGGCCCCGTGTTGTACGTGTACATCGAGCGCGGGTGACCGAAGCGGTCGCGATCGCGGTCGATGGAGTCGTAGCCGTATGGGAAGTAGCTGTCCTGACGACCGCGCAGGAGGTCTGCGTCGGCCTTCGAGTACAACAACTCGATCTGGTCGGGACTCATCCACTTGGTGATAATGACGTCGCCCCACTTGTCAGGGTCGTACTCGTCCGCGTCGGCGTCGATCAACACATTCTTAGGGTTGAGCTGCTCGATCCGGACCTCGCCGCGCAGGGAGTCGGTGAAATCCAACCGGACGTCGAAGAACCCACGCGAGCCGATGATACCGTCAGCGAACACGTCGCTGCGGACCCAGTCGAGCTGGTTGTTGTCGCTGATCTGCATGAACACCTTGGTCAAGGCGTCTGCGACCTCGGAGGTGGCCCCCTCGTTGCGTGGCTTGAAGGCGATGCTCGTGCGGTTGAAGATCTGCTCGCCCAACACGTTCGAGATGGTGCTGATGATCTTGTTGATCGTAAGCGCTGGGCGGCGGTAGCTCTTCAGCAGGGCCAGATCGTTCGGGTCCCACTGGAGCCCGACGAAGAAGTCCTCACACTTGGAGGCCTTCTTGACATAGTCGAGGTGACCGTTGTCCCGGAGCCACGCGTAGCGGGACCAGACTTCGTTGGCCAGAGCGGTGTTGACGGGCATGGGCGCCTCAGCTGAGTTCGTTCAGGCGGTACTGCGCCTGCAGGAGAGAGGACCGGATGTCCGCGATGGCGTTGTCCAATGAGATGTCCCCGTCGGTGAGGTCCTCCCGGTTGTCGTCGATCCACTCCACGAGGTCCTTGGCCATGCTGGCGATCGGCCGCAGCACCGGGGACCACGTCGGGTAGGTCTTGATCTTGTCGTACAGCCCTTGGTACTGCTCGATATAGGTGTCGATCAGGTCCGGGAGCTCTTCATACAGCTGCTCGAGCGCTTTGTGCGCCGCGTAGCTCGGCGTCTGGAAGTGCTGCAGGTGCGCAAACGTGCCTAGGTGCGGCACGCGTACGGCCAATTCGGCAGGGGCGTTCGTAGCCATGGTGTCCTCCAACTAAGCGGTCATGTGTGAGCCTTGGCCGCCGACAAGGAAGTTGAGCTTGTCGCGCCAAGAGGGCAAGGGCGGTGGCGCAGCAAGACGAGGCGGCTCTTTCCCCATGCACAACTGAGTGGCCCACGCCAAAGCATCCACCACGTCGTCATGCGCACCGGCCGGGAACCGCAGGAGCTCCTGCTCCGCCTGCGGCAACCAGCTGGCCCCCTCCGGAAACACCACGCGACCCTGCTGCATGCGCCCTTGCAACGGACGCGCACGCGCAAGTTTATCAGACATTGGTCGCATCACCTCATACGGCGGGTACTGCCGGCGCTCAGCCATCCGCTTCTTCAGCAGCGGCTCGATGGCGCGCCAGATCTGGCCGTCCTCAGCCCCCATCAGGTAGCCGATGGTCGGGGTGCTCCCCCAGCGTAACGCCACGTCGAGCATCGCCTCCACGATCTGGAAGCTGTCGCCCTTCATGCGGAAGATCTCCAGCACGTAGATCGTGTCGGTCTCGTCCTGAAGGATGGTCGCACCCACGGTCCAGTCGTTCTGCTGCTTCTCACCGATCGCGAAGTCCCACGCGGTGTATATACGCAGTCCATTTGGGTTCGGCAGCGCCTTCTGGTACCGGAAGTACTCCTTCTTGAAGTACATGCCCTCGTCGGGGACCGGGTTCTGCTGGTACAGGGCCGACCAGATACGAGGTTGGAGGTTGGCCCGGATCCGTTTGAGTGCCTCGGTCGGATACCTGGCTTCATGAAGACAGGTGTCTTTGGGGCGCAGCAGCGTGAGGACAGGCCCGTTGCCCCCCTCCGGCGGCACATACTCATCGTCGAGCCGGACGATGTCGCCAGTCGACTCGTCGCGGTACTCCCAGTGCTCGCTGAGCGCCGGGTACCGGATGATCTCGAACTGGTCAGCGTGCTCGTCGGTAGACATAGCCCGCTGGAGCCGGCCAGCCAAATCATCGTCGTTCCACCACGTTTCAATGACCAGCACCCCACCACCGGGGGCCAAGCGGGTGTACGCCGTGGACTGGTACCAGTCCCAGAGCTTGTCGCGGACGAGGATCGAGTCGGCCTCCTCTTGGTTCTTGATCGGGTCGTCGATAATAAGGCAGTGCGCTCCCTTGCCGGTGATACCGCCGCCGACACCGGCCGCCGTGAACCCGCCGCCCTTGGTCGTGTTCCACGCTTCAACGGACTGAGAGTCCGGATCGAGCTGTGCCTCCGGGAAAATCGCTTTGTATTGAGGGTCCCTCATCAACTCGCGCACCTTGCGCGAGAACTTCATCGGCAGTTCGAGGTTGTACCCGACGTTGATGATCTCGTGCGTCGGGTTGTGTCCTAGGTGCCAAGCGGGGAAGCGGATGGACGCCAGCTCGCTCTTGCCATGACGCGGGGGCATGAGGAGCATCAGACGAGGGGATTTACCCTCAGTAATCTCGCGGCTGAACCGCTCGAGCCGACGGCAGATGTCGTCGTGTACCCATCCGGCGGAGTACGCGGGGTGGGTCATCTGGGTGAAATGCAGCAGGCGACGTCGCGCGAGGACGCGCTGTGCCAACAGCTTCTGGAGCTGGGCCTTACGCGCTTGGTTGCTGGTCGTCGACAATGGTGAACTCCCCTTCCAGAACCGACGGATCGCCCTCTGCGAGGGCGAGAAGTTCCTCATCCGACATGGTGTTCAGGCGCTGGATTAGCACCTGCCCTTGCACCGAAACCTCGACTTTGGTCTTCGTGGCCTCGTAGAACCCGCACATTTTACCGATCTCGCGCCAGCCAGCGATCATCGCGATGGGGTCGGCCTTGATCCGGGCCAAGTCGATGGCCTCCGAGAACCCTTCGATCACCTTCCGCTTGGTCATCCCGCTGGCGCGGGCGTATTCAGCGCGTTCCTCGGCGATCGCGGCGAGCACCTTGGGGTTGCGCATCAGCGCGTTGGCCGCAGTTCCGGGCTGGCGGAAGCCTGCCTGCCGTGCCGCCGCCGTCTGGTTCAGCTTGTTGTGCACCAGATGGTGTACGAACATGCGCTGCATCTCAGTCAACGGCTGCGACGGGTCCTGATTGCCCCGATTCCGCGTATCACG